TTAGGTCTCGTTATCATCATTTTCATATTCAACATCAGTTAATTTTACTTCCAGCTCAAGAGCAGTAACAAAACCGCTATTGCTCAGTGAATGGCTTACTTTTGTAATTGTCCAGGCCTGATCGTCAATAACCTTTTTAAAGCCTGATACTTTGACCGGGGTCTCGGGGAAAAGGTTGGCGCGTCCGGTCGCAAGGCTAATCGAGAACTCCGCAACACCGCGCTGGAGTTTATCCCATTTCGCCTGGGCGGCTCTTGTCGCTTGTGCCTTAGTGGCATAAACCGTGGTCAAAGCGAACACGTTATCGGCCTCACCTGCCATGTATTCCCCTTCTCGTGCCTCGGGCGCTTTCTTCTCTTTCTTCTTTTTGACCGCCTTTGCTTTAGGGTGCTGCAGTGCGCGCAGGTGCCGTATTTTCGGCTTGCGCTTTACCTTAACTTTTTGCTCCTGTGGCTTCGGGTCTTTTGTGTGCAACCATTTAGCGCTGACGCCGGTATAAGCGCCACGATCGGCGATGGCGAATTGATGCCGATCGCCATCACTCCTCTCGATTGTTACCTGGGGAATTGCCTTGCCGCTTGCCGTTACGCCTTTGCCGGCCCTGATGAACAACAGCTTTCCGGCTTTAACTGACACCTCCCCACCGTTCCGGTCAGCCAGGCGCGTTAAAAATTTGGCGTCCGACTCCTGAGACTGGTCAATATGCGGGATTTTGATACCAGCCAGATCCGGTGCAACGCTCGCGGTCAGCTTATTGCGCACGGCAATTGCCGTCACTACGGCGCCCAGCGTGGTGTCGTGCCAGGACTCCTCCCGCCGGGAATTTAGCGACCCGCGAAAATCAGCGCTCCGCGCGCGAATGGTCACCGTATCAGGTGCGCCGCGATGCTCCACTTCATCCACTGTGAAGCTGCCTTTATCGACGAGCTGCTCACCCTTCCAGCCAATGGACAATTTCAGCACCGCCCCGCGTACAGGCAAAATAACCTTCCCGTCAGCGTCATCGAGCTCAATATCAAGCTGATCGGCTTCAAAGCCCCGGTTATCTGTCAGCGTCATGCTCATCAGTCGGTCGCTGATGTTGCCGGTAATGTCTTTGCTTTCAAGCTCCAGCTTGTAGGCGGGGGTTTTTACCCCTCCCGCGTCGTTAGTCAGCTCATTCAGCATCAGCCCACCCCCAGCATGCCAGTAACTTTTGTCGCAGCCTCTCCGGCTTTACCAATCAGGATTTTGGCCTGCTCGCCGATGTCGCCATAGACTTTAGCGAGCGAGGGATCGACGCGGGCCAGTGTGAGCGTGAAATCAATCCGCCGCGGTGAACCATCAGAAAAAAATACGCTGCCCGTTTCGCTGATGTTGGTAATGACAAACATCCCGTAAATCATCCCGGTGCCAGATAACAACGGCCAGGCGCGCCCCTCCTCAGCCATGCGGTTTAATGTCAGCATCGACATCTTCCCCCCGGTTAACTCAGGGAAAAGGGCGCCGCTCAGCGTGACCTTTTCATCCCCCGGCCCGAGAAACTGAAAGGCGTCTCGCTTACCAACGCGACCATTCGACGGCCAGCGGTATTCCGCGTCACGTTGCATCGTCTGAAAGGGCAGCGTCTGTCGCATAAAGACAAACATCCCAAGCGCCATCATCATCGGTTTTCTCCTTTATCCATCCAGCGCCATATTTGAGCGGCTCCGGGCGCGTCGTTCCCGCTCGGCCTTTTCCATTGCCTCGCGAACATCGCGTTCAATCTTCGCCTTATCCGCCCCGTCACCGTTGATGGTGACGTGTATTTCGCTTTTACTGTTATCAACGACAGACTGACCTGCCGGCGCGGTGACTTTTTTATAATCCCCCGTTCCGAAGTCGCCACTAATGCCGCTGGGGCGCATCGTGCCAAGTGTGGCCGCGCGTGTTTTTTCGGCTGTTTTATCAAGGTTGGTTGACTCCTTATTGATTACGCCGATTTTCTCAAGCAGCCAGGTGACGCCGCCCCTGAGCTTGTTGAAGGCATTCAGCGGAAGCATGAGCGCATCAGCCAGCGCCTGGCCGAACATCACACCGGCGTTGCGACAGCTGTCGAGGGTTTCTTTGCTGGATTTCACCGGCTCTATCAGGTCTTTGAACCACTGCCACACCGCCTTTAGCTTGTCGCCGAGCCATTCGAAAACGGGCTTAAGCGGATCGAAAAGCTCGACGACGGGCGCGAACGCCTGGCGCAGCCCTTCCACCACGCCACCGAAGAATGCGCTGATCGGCTCCCAGTATTTACGGATGAGCAGCGCCGCGCCGGCAATTACGGCTACCACGGCCACCACCGGCCATGAAATAAGGCCAATCGAGGAGACTATGCCGCGCGCTACTGCGCTAAACACCGTCCCCAACGAGCCAGCCACGCCGATGATGGCGTTGATGCCACCTATCACCGGCCAGGCGACCAGCCCGATGGCGCCTACCAGCCCAATCACGCCGATCGCCGCCCCGGCAATAGTTGTCAGGGTCTGCGCGATTTTGGGGTTTTTCTTTATCCACTCATCGAGACGCAGAACATATTTCTGCGCGGTCTGCACCAGCTTGCGAAGGGAGGATTCCTGCTGGTCGAACAGGTCTGTTCCGACTGCCTCATAAGCTGACTGAAACTCTTTAAAATCACCGCCCAGGTTATCCTGCATTACGGCAACCAGTTCCGCCGTCTTTCCGTCCGAGGCTTTGAACGCAGCGGTGAGGGAGTCTAGCTTGCCGGACATGGCATCGGTCATCAGCACCGCTGCAGCCGACGCGGCCTCCTCACCAAAAATCACCTTCATGTACTCGCCGCGCTGGCTTGTACCGAGTTTATTTTTGTCAAAGCTCGCCTGCATTTCTTTCAGGATGGTGAAGATCGGGCGCGTATTGCCTTTGCTGTCAGAGGTTTTGACGCCCAGCTCCTTGATTGCATCGTGAGCCTGACCAGTGGGAGCCTGTAGCCTGCTCAATACTGCCCGGCTACCCGTGCCTGCCATCGACCCGGTAATTTTCGCATCATGCAGGGCGCCGACCATTGCGGCGGTTTCCTCAATGCTCACACCGGCATTTTTCGCCACCGGCGCAACGTAGGTTAGCGCGTCGCTCATCGTTTCAAAGTCAGCGGCGGTTTTGTTCATCGTCATTGAGAGAACGTCGCCGATATGAGCGACCTTATCGTTTGAGAGCTGGAATGCGGATTTCATCCCCATCAATAGCGCGGCGTTCTCCTCCATCGTGCGGCGGTTTGCCAGCGCCATATTCAGGGTTACAGGTGTTACGGCCTCGATCCCCTTGGCATCCGCGCCGCCTTTTGCGATGACTATCTGCGCACCTGCTGCATCGTCTGCCGAGGCTGCTGTCGTGTCGCCGAGCTGGCGCGCCTGTGCTCGCAGCGCTTTCATTTCGGCTGAGTCTTTTGCCACACCCAACACGGCCTGCAGCTCGGAGTTTTTCTGCGCAAAGTCATAGCCCGGCTTTAGCAGCCCGACGCCTGCCAGTGTGGCAGTAGTGGCAATCCCCACGCCTGCAGCACCCACTGCGCCCGCTGTGCCAGCCATTGCTTTTCCGGCCTGATAGCGCTGTTTAACGCGATTGAGCTTCTCCTGCTGCGCGCTGACGCGTGAGAGCGCCTGCCGCTGCCGGTTAAGCTGCGCGGTGGTTTCACTGAGCGAGTCTTTAAGGCGCCGCTCATCCGTCGCCAGAGTGCGCGTATTAATGCCCGCCTGGCTCAGCTCCTGCCGCTGGCGTTGCACCGCCTGGCGTAAGCTGTTGTGTTTCAGCTGGAGCGCTGCGGCGCTGCGTCTGGCGGCTTCCATAGCCTGAGCCTGGGCGCGGGTTGGCTGTTCAGCATTTTTAAACTGCAGTGCCAGCTCTCGTGCTTCTTCTTTGGTTTTTTTCAGTTCCTGGCCGGTGACGGCGAGCTGTGCGCTGGCTTTCCGGAAACCCTCGATGCGGGATACCTGGCCGTTTAAATCACGCAGGGTCTTTTGTGTATCCCGGATATCACCAGACAGCGATTTGCTCGCTGTCTGGATGGATTTAAACGGGCGCGTCGCCTGGTCAACAGCCTTGAGTAATACCTGTAATTTAACGTTACTCATTTGTGTTCCCACTTCGCTGGAGCGCTTTGTCGCGCCATGTGATGAGCTCGGTAATACTCATGGGATAGAGCTCGGATGGCGGCCAGTGAAAGATCACCGCGATATCCGCCATCAGGTCATCAACCGACAGGTTTTTCGGGAAGTCTACTGCGCCGAACTCGGCGACAAAAAACCGATAACCTTCCCGGCCAGCGCCAGCATATCCGGCCAGCCCATCGCAGCGATCTCCTGCTCCGTCAGCGACGGCATAGTCATTCGTGGCAGCACCTTGATAAGTGCATCGATATCAGAGTTTGCCACCGAGGCCAGACTCACGCCGCGCAGGGTGCCGGTGGTCGGCGTAATCAGGGTCACGCTCTCAATAACCTGACCGGCGCGTTTTACCGGGCTTTCGAAGGTGACGACGTTTTCGTTTTCTTTGCTCATGGGATTCTCGTTTTCAGAAGTCAGAAATAACCGGCCAGCATTACTGGCCGTGTGAATTACAGGCCGATGTTCCGGCGATGCTGTTCGAGGCGGTCAGTGCCGTTCACGCGCTCAATCATGTTGATGGTGTCGATCTCAACCAGCTCTTTACCGTCCAGGCTCAGCTTGAAATAGGTGCAGGCAACCGAGAGCTTTGCCTCGGTGTCTTCACCCTGCTTGCCTTCCCCGGTATCAATTTCTTTGATACGCCCGCGCATCGATACCTCGACCGCGACGACTTCGCCGGTGTCGTCTCGCTGGTAGGAGCCGGCAAAGCGGATCGGCGCGGCATCGATATTCGGCGAGCCGTACATTTTCCAGATAACCTCATCCGGGAAGCCCCCGAGCGACAGCTCCAGCGACAGGGCGTCATCGTCCAGGCCAAGATCGACCGGCGCGCTGCCGTTCATGCCCGCGCCCCGATAGTTTTCAAGCTTGCGGGTCAGCTTCGGCAGGGTCATGGATTTCGCCACGCCCATGTAGCTGTAACCATCCATAAACACATTCATCAGTTTTAACTTGCGCGGCATTGCCATTTATCAGGCTCCTTATTTGCTGTTGACTGAGGAAACCAGATTCGCCAGGTACTTATCTGTGATGCGCTGGCGCAGGGTCAGGTTTTCCAGTGGCGGCACCGGCGTGTAGTCGTAATCGATGCTGAGTTTCCCGGCTTTGAGGGTTTCCGCGTCGTTGGCTTCCTCATCAAACCAGCACGTCGCATCAACGATGTAGCCGTTGGTTTTCAGCTCGCGGAATTTGGCGTTAATGCCATCCACAATGTCGCGGATAAGCGTCGGGGTAATGGGTTTATCAACCGCCCACATATGCGCCTCCGCCATCGTATCGGCGATGACCTGCGCGGTGCGGGTGTAGTTCTCAAACAGGAAAAGCGGGTCATCGGCACAGGTGCGGTTTCCCCAAAAGCGAAACCCGTCTTTGCGGATGAGGGTAGTTACTCCGGCCTCGTTCAGCAGGTCGGCATCTGTGCCCACTTCCTGCAGATCCCAGAATACTGACGCACTGATGCCGGTTACGCCGTTAACGCCCACGTTAGACAGCGTTTTATGCCAGCCCTGCTCCTGGTCGATTTTGGCGCGCAGACCGAGGGCGCGGGCCGTAGCGTGCGCGGTTGAGCTGGCATTAGTGGTTGTGTTCCATGCGAGGAAATCAGGCCAGATAAGCATGAGCTCGCGCTGGCTGAAATTTTCACGGTACTTGATGGCGTCAGAGATAGTTTTGCAGCCCCACGCGCTGATATAGCCGAACGCACGCAGCTTCTGACATACCGGCGCGAGTGCTGTCGCCACTTCCAGCGTGTCATAACCCGGCACGCCGAGGATGCGCGGCTTGACCCCGGTCACCGCCTCAGCAGTGAGCAGCGCTTTAAGGCCGGTGTAGTTCCCGTTCTCGTCTGTGGTGCCGACGATATTCGAGATAGTCTGCGCGAGTGCTTCCTCCTCGTCATCACCAGTGCCTTCCGCCACACGCACGACCACAGTCACCGGTTTTGACTGGTCGGCGATGGCCTGGAGGGAGGCCGAGAGGGTGCCTTTTTTGCCGGCTTTGGCGATAGCGCTCTGCACGCTGGTAATCAGCACTGGCACATTAAGGGGAAAGGTCGCCGGGTCGGCATCGCTGGCGGTGCAGACCATGCCGACAATGGCGGTGGATACCGTGGAAATAACGCGCGTGCCGTCGTTAATCTCGACGACCTGCACGCCATGGTGAAAATCACTCATCCGTTTAACTCCGTGGGTTTTGGGTGAGTGCATTTTCCGGCGCGTGTACGGGCGCGGCTATTTATCGGCGTTGGGCGGAGTTTGATACAACAGTGTTTTTACTGCGCAGCCGGTATCTTTTTATAAACCGTGGAGAGCGCGACGTCGTATATCAGCGCCACGCGCTTACGGGATTCGCCTGCCTCGATGAGCCGCGCCGCCTGCGCCCATTGCTCTGGCGTCAGCTTTGGTCTGCGTCCGCCGATCCTGCCCGCCTGGCGGGCCGCAGCCAGCCCGGCGCGCGTTCGCTCGACGATAAGCTCGCGCTCCATTTCTGCCAGCGCCCCCATGATGTGAAAGAAAAACCGACCCATCGGGGTGGAAGTGTCGATGCTGTCTGTCATGCTGCGAAAGTTAACGCCGCGCTGGCGTAGCTCCTCGGTCAGGGTCACCAGATGGCGCATACTTCGCCCCAGCCGGTCGAGCTTCCAGACAACCAGAGTGTCGCCCTTATTCAGCGCCTTTAAAGCGCGCTTTAACCCTGGTCGGCTGGTTGATTTACCGCTTATTTTATCTTCGAAAATCTGCTCACATCCTGCGCACTCCAGCGCGTTTCGTTGCAAAGCGGTGTTTTGGTCATTTGTTGACACACGAACATAACCAATTAGCACAAGGATTTACTCCGTAAAAGGCGCGCATGATGCCAGCTCCGCGAGATCACTTCATGTTCGAAAACCTCGGTTTGGGAGAGTCGCTTTTTATCCCGGTAGGTGTGCCGATCCCATACCCCCTTGCCACGCCCCCGGCGGGCTTTCTAAAACTCAACGGCGCACCTTTCGACAAAGCAAAATATCCGCAGCTTGCAGCAATTTACCCAGGCGGTGTTTTACCTGATTTACGCGGGGAATTTATACGCGGTTGGGATGACGGAAGGGGTGTTGATTCGGCCCGAATGCTACTGAGCTCACAGGCTGGCATGATTGAGAAGCACCGACATCCGGTTATCGAAAACGAAGAGTATGACAACTCATCGGAATGGGATATCGGGTTAATTGCAAGGCCCGATTACAAACTGGGCCGCGGTATCGACAGGGGGGTAAATGGCAGCTTCATTGCTTCACCTACCGCTCACAATAAAGGGCGTATTGGTAATGCCGGCGGTGCTGAAACACGTCCACGTAACATTGCCTTTAATTACATTGTAAGGGCAGCTTAA